TGATGCGGTCCATCGCCGCATCGCGCGTTGAAAAAATAGCCGGTCCGCTTGACCGGCGCGCGCCTCCAAATTGGTGATGCCAGAGCCGGTTAACAGCGGGCAGCATTATGACGTAGGATGTGCCAGTTGACGCCTTGACTGAGCGATTTGGGTGATTGGTCATTTCATTTTCCTCTCATTTTGGTGTGCTAAATTACAAAAACGCCGCCGTCGTTCAGGTGCTGGCCGATCTTGCCGCGTTGGTAATTTGCGATTTCACGGAGTTTTGCGGCGAACAACAAGGCGTCGGATTTCGTGCGGAAATACCCCTATTTCGCGGGAGGTCTTTGGAATGTCACGCAGGATGCGGTTGGCTGTGCCCACGCCGTATTCCCACGCCAGATAAAGCGCCAAGGTGTCCCGGCGCGCCGTCACCGCGTAATGGTACGTGGCGGACCGGGCTTTGCGCGCGGTGTTCGGGATGATGTTCATTTCATATCTCCGCCCCTGATCCCCGAGGCGCGGGCTGCGGTCATTGCCGCTTCGATGACTTATATATACGGGGTTATCAGCATTGCGTCAATGGCAAAGATTAAAGAAAAGAACGAAATATCGTCAAATATGATACCTTGCAAAAATGATGTGATCCGCGCTACCACTGGTACGCCAAAACACCGGGAGGCCCCAAGATATGGAAGCATCGCATCAAATGAGTGTGATCGAGGCCATTGCAACATTCGTCCGCGTCCCTGTCACCGGCGATGACCTCGCCCTATGGCGCAGACAATCCGGCCTGAGCCTCGCCAGGGCCGCAAGATGCACCGGCGCGGCCTACAATACTTTCAAGGCCTACGAGAGACGCGGGCATCGTAAAATCCCAAAGCACATGACGCTCGCCTGTGCTGCAATAGACGCGGGAGTAACACTCTGATGGCCCGAAAGAAAAAGCCGACAACCGCAACACCCACAAAGGCCGCGGAGCAGCCCCAAAAGCGCGGAAGGGGAGCGCCTACGGCGTATAAGTCTGAATATGTAAGGCAGGCCGTAAAGTTGGCATCAATCGGCGCGACCGATATGGAGATGGCTGATTTTTTTAATGTTGACGTAAGGACAATCTACCGTTGGCGGAATACGCATGCAGATTTTTGTCAGGCCCTAAGAGTTGGCAAGGATATTGCAGACGAGCGCGTAACCCGTAGCCTGTACCAAAAAGCGGTCGGCTACGAGCAGGATGATGTGAAGATATTTATGCCTGCCGGGGGAGATAGACCTGTCTACGCGCCATATGTCGCAAAGGTAGCGCCTGATACAACAGCGGCTATATTTTGGCTTAAAAACCGCAGGCCCGCTGAGTGGCGTGACAAACAGGATATTGCGCTGTCCGGCGATATAGCCATCAATATCACGCCAGATGACCAAGCCCTTTAGGCTGACTGCTAAGCAGGTCGAGGCTAACCGCCTGCTGGGGTCAGATGCGACCAATGTTCTATTGCGGGGTGGATCGCGATCCGGCAAGACGTTCTTGATTGTGCGCGCGATATGCATCAGGGCGATGAAGGCCAAGAGCCGTCATGCGATATGGCGCTATCGGTTCAATCACGTCAAGGCATCCATCTGGCATGATACGCTGCCTAAAGTCATGAGCCTGTGCTTTCCGGCTGTGCCGATGGAGCGGAATGAGACGGACCTCATAGCGACGTTTCCAAATGGATCACAACTCTGGCTCGGCGGGCTTGATGACAAGGCGCGGGTCGAAAAGGTGCTCGGGCAGGAATACTCGACGCTCTATTTAAACGAGGCGAGCCAAATCCCGTTTGCGTCGGTCGAAACCTCCATGTCTCGCCTTGCCGAGAATAGCGGGCTCAAGCTGCGCGCTTACATGGACTGCAACCCGCCATCAAAGCTGCACTGGACCTATCAGCTATTCAAGGCCGGTGTGAAACCAGGCACGAAAGAGCTACTCCCGAATCCGGGTGACTACGCCGAGATGCAAGTAAATCCCATCGACAATGCCGAAAACTTGCCTCCGAAGTATTTTGATATTCTGGCGGGCATGTCCGATGCCAAGCGGCTGAGATTCGAACGCGGCGAGTGGGCGTCCGAAGTCGCAGGCGCTCTCTGGACGATGGAAGACAGGATCGCCAGCGACGGAAAGATTATTCCCGGCCTCGACTCGGCCCGTGTTGCAGAGGCACCGCCCCTCGCCCGCGTTGTTGTGGCAATCGACCCCTCAGGTGCATCTGGCGGCGGTGACGGTGACGATATTGGCATTATCGTGGCTGGCAAAGGCTTTGATGGACGCGCCTATGTGCTTGCCGACCGAACATGCAACCTGTCCCCCAATGGCTGGGCATTACAGGCCGTGCGGGCCTATGAGGAGTTTCAGGCCGACAGGATCGTGGCCGAAAAGAACTTTGGCGGTGCCATGGTCGAGAGCGTTATCAGAACAGCGTCAAAAGACGTGCCGGTCAAGCTGGTAACGGCAAGCCGTGGCAAGGTCGCGCGTGCTGAGCCAGTCGCCGCCATGTACGAGCAGGGGAGAGTCTCGCACGTCGGTTCGTTTCCGGACCTTGAGGATCAGATGTGCTCATTTACGGGCGAAGGCTATATGGGAGATGGGTCGCCAGATAGGGTGGACGCGACAGTGTGGGCCCTGTCAGAATTGATGCTGGGCGGGTCGAATTACGATGACAGCCTATCATGGGTCTGATTCTGGAGATTGAGCAGGCGCTATACCTCCGGGCCGCGATACGCAAGGCAGAGGCGATTGGCGGAAATGCAGACTTCGCGGCTCTGGCGAGAGGGCTTCTGTCCGGCGATGTGCCGATGGTCTTTGCGCCAATAATATTCCGGGATGCGAGGCACATCATGGGCAGCCCGTCGTAGCCTCCTTACGCCGGGATGTTGTTTCACGTGAAACGTGTCAATCTTGACACCTCACTATCACGTGCCTCGCCGCGTATCGTGTCACGATCAAAATGGAGATGCCCATGAGCACGGTCACACAGCTTGCCGACAGTCTCAAAAATCTTGTCTCGAACATCGGGACAGGCCGCGACAAGCGGAGCTACGACAGATTCGTGTTTGTGCCTCACGATCGTCAGGAGCTTGATGCGGCCTATCGCGGCGACTGGCTAAGTCGCAAGATCGTCAATATTCCGGCGTCAGACATGACGCGGGCATGGCGCTATCACAAGGCCGATAAGGCCGACATCAAGCTGATCGAGGCTGAGGAAAAGCGCCTCGGCGTGCAGCAAAAGGTGCATGACGCGCTTGTGTATTCGCGGCTATATGGCGGCGGCGCAATCATACTCGGCTATGGCGATGATGATCCGTCAAAGGCAGCCCCATCCAATATACAGCGGGGCGGGCTGAAATACATCCTCGCCGTGACGCGCCATGAAATCGCCGCCGATGACATCATTCGCGATGTGACATCGCCTTTTCACGGGATGCCGAAGCAATACATCGTTTCGACCGGCACAGGCATGATCGTCAATATCCATCCGTCGCGTGTCATCGCGTTTCAGGGCAACTCAAGGCCAGATCGCGACATCAACCCCGACTTCTGGGGCGACAGCGTATTGGAGTCGGCCTATGACGCCATCCACGATGCGAGCCTTGCGACAAACAGCATCGCATCCCTGCTCCAAGAGGCAAAGGTCGATGTTGTCAAGATTGAGCGACTGACAGAGAACCTCCAGACGCAGGCCTATGCCGACAAGCTGGGCCAGCGCTTCCGCCTCGCCGCCCAAATGAAATCAATCCAGAACGTCCTTCTCCTCGATAAGGAGGAGGAATGGGATCAAAAACAACTTAGCTTCTCCACCCTGCCTGAGGTCATGCGGGAGTTTCTCAACGTTGTTGCTGGCGCGGCTGACATCCCGGTGACGCGCCTGCTCGGCCAAAGCCCTGGCGGTCTCAATGCCACTGGCGAGAGCGACATCCGGAATTATTACGACCGGATCAGCGGGGATCAAAACACGTGGCTGACACCAGCGATGACGCCTCTCGACAACGCACTATGGATGAGCGCGACCGGAACACGTCCGACAGACGCATGGTACGAGTGGGCGTCTCTATGGCAGCAGACGCCGAAAGAAAAAGCCGAGACGGCAAAAATCAAGGCCGAAGCAACACAGATATATTCGTCGAGTGGTCTTATCCCCGCCGATGCTCTGGCAAAGGGCGTCCAGAACCAATTGATAGAGGACGGCGTTTATCCCGGTCTTGAAGACGCGCTTGAGGAAAGCGCCGCCGAACTGGAAATCGAGCCGCTTGATCCTGAGTCCGAAATGGAATCCGATCCAAACATTGATCCTGAAGAAGAGCCTGTTACCGGAACCGATCCGCAGGAGGCGTAATGTCCTACGACCTCGCTATCATGGCAAAGCGGGCCGGTGACAAGCGCTCAAGTATCACGCTTGCTGCCATCTATCCCACAAAGGCGCTATCTCAAGACCTCGCCAAAATCTACATGCGCGCGGTCAAGGCGTGGCGCGACGCGACGCAGGTATTCATCCTGCCAGCCTATTCGCGCTCGCTCGCCGGTCTGACAGCGGATGCGATGATGACAGATGATGTGCCTGGGATCGAAGCATCTATCGCACGTGCTGAGGCTCAGACGAATGCCGTCATTGCAGCCATAAGCATCGACCTTGAATCGTGGGAGCAAAGCACAGAGAAATGGCACGCTGACAAGTTTGCCGCAGCCGTTGCCGCCGGAACTGCAATTGATGTAACGCTTCTCATTTCGAGTGAGGCCGTTGCAGACGCGCTCAAAGCTTTTCTTGCCGAGAATGTGAATCTCATTTCGTCTGTGTCGCAAGAGACCAAGGCGCGGATCGCTGGCATCGTATGGCGCGGCTATCTGGCCCGTACGCCGCGCAGGGAGATGGCAAAGCAAATCAACAAGGCGCTCGGTATGTCGCGTGACAGGGCGCTGAGGATTGCATCGGATCAGACCGTAAAGCTATCTGCAAAGCTCGATGAGATGCGTCAGACAGAAGCTGGGTTCGACAAGTTCAAGTGGGTTCACAGTGGGAAGTTGAGATTTCGGCCAGAACACAAGGCGCGTGACGGGAAAATCTACGAATGGGGCAAAGGTGTCGCTAAGAGCGACCCACCCGGCTTCGCCCCATTCTGCGGCTGCAAGGCAGCCCCCGTGCTTGAATTGGAGGAGTAGATGGACCGCACTTTGCCAACGCCGAAAGAGCTTCGCGAGCTTCTTTGTTATGACCCGGAGACAGGCCTGCTGTTTTGGAAACGCAGGCCCGTCAGCATGTTTCGTCCATCGAAAATAAAAAATGGGTCGCGGACCGCAGACTGGGCGGCAAATGTGTGGAACGCGAAGTTCGCCGACAAAGAGGCGTTCACAGCATCGCGACCGGATGGCTACCGCGTCGGGGCTGTCAATGCCATCGTTCTCCGCGCCCACCGCGTCATCTGGGCAATCACATACGACCGATGGCCCGAAAAAGACATCGATCACATCAACGGAGACCGCGCGGACAATCGCATTGGCAATCTCCGCGAAGTGACGAACCTCGAAAATCACCGAAACGCGAAGATGTCTGTCAGCAATTCGAGCGGCGTCAATGGAGTGAGCTTCGACCGTCAGACAGGGAAATGGCGCGCTATAGTCAGAGTGAATTTTAAGAGCGTGTGCCTCGGCAGATACGACACAAAAGGGGCCGCCGCCGCAGCGCGCGCCGAGGCGAACAGAAGGTACGGATTTACCGAGAGGCATGGCTTCTGATGAAAATCACAGGTGACAAAAAACACGGCAACCGGCTCAAGCACATGACGGGCTCCGGCCTTGATGCGGAGCTTGCGCGCGGCCTGTTTGCTGCCGGGAAGGAAATCGAGATAGAGGCGGAACACTCCATCACTGAAGGCTCTATCAGCGGCAAGGGCCATATCCCATCGGCGCCGGGATCCCCCCCAAATGCTGATACGCGCCTACTCGACACGTCGATTGATACATTCGTCGTCAGCCAGTCGCCGCCGACAGTGCATGTCGTATCAAGTGCGCCGTATAGCGCCGCTCTGGAATGGGGAACGAGCAAGATGGAAGCCCGGCCTTTCATGCAGCCCGCGACCGACAAAAAGCGCAAGATGGGCATTGAAATCATCGCGCGGATCATGAATAGACGAAATCGCAAGTCTGTCTGACCTGTCAAAGATGATACCTGTTCAGGATGATTGGTGCTGCCTAGGCTTGGCACAACTCAAAACGGCACAAGGGCCGAACATGGATTTCTTTGATGCAGTGATTGTGGACGGTGAACCGCGCGAGACACGCGATGGATATATGCTGTTCGATGCCCGCGCTGCTCGTACCGGAATCCAAATATATACCGGCTCTGAAGTCGGCAAGCCTGAGATGGATATTGTTCGTGTCTATCGTCCAGCCAAAGAGGTTTTTGCGCCAGATTCAATGCGCAGCTTTGCGTTCAAGCCGATGACTAAGGACCATCCGCCGGAAAGGGTCACGGCTGATAACTGGAAGAAATACGGCAAGGGAATCATAGGCGGTGAGATTTCCCAAGACGGAAAGTTTATCAGCGTCCCCATGATGATGATGGATAGAGACCTCATAAATGCGTGGCGCAGCGGAAAAAAACAAATATCGTCTGCCTATTCGTGTGATCTTGACTGGACGCCTGGGCAGACTGAAAGCGGCGAACTTTTTGACGCAACACAGACAAATATACGCATCAATCACGTAGCGGTTGTTGATGCAGCGCGAGGCGGGCCAGAGTTATCACTGCCTGTCAAAGATTCAAACACGGGAAAGGAACCCGCCATGAAAGTTGTGATGATCGACGGCAATGCCGTAAATGTCGATGATGCCCATGTCGAGATCGTGGANCGCACCATTGCCAAGNTGACTGCCGATGCAGAGGCAAAGGGTAAAGCCATTGCCGAGACATANGCATCNGTGAACAAGAAAATCATTGAAGCGAAGGANGAAGAGATCGGCAAGCTGAAGATCGAACTNAANNCNGCNCAGGATGCCATCGTGACGCCGGAAGCGCTCGACAAGATGGTCGCTGACCGCGCCGCGCTTGTGACTGTTGTCAAGGCGCTTGACGCCAGCATCAAGGTCGAAGGCGTATCGGACGCTGACCTTCGCAAGGCCGCTGTGACAGCCAAGGTCGGTGCCGACATGGTGAAGGATTCGAGCGACGCTGAAATCGGTGCCATGTTCAAGCTGATCGCGAAGGATGTGAAGCCGTCCGATCCGCTTGCCGCCGCGCTGGGTGACAATGCCACGGTGCAGGGTCCCGATAAGGCCGTTGCCGACGCCTATACGAAAATGGTGCAAGACAGCACGAATGCATGGATGGGATCGAAGGCGGCGGACTGACGCACCTTTGATTGATCGAANAAAACGCGCTTGGCGCAAGGAGACCTNAGAATGGCGACTNATCAGACAACTTACAGCGAGGCCCCGGCCATTGGTCTTCCGGGCCAGATCGCGAANGANGAAAAACTNAACACCGTCAGCCGCGAGGTTGAATCGGCTGCCGGNATCAAGTTCGGCCAGCCCGCGTTTCAGGGTGCTGCCGATCATGGCGTTGTGGCAGGTGTTGCATTTGCTGCAACGGCTGTTGGCTCTGCCGCTGCGAGCGGCAATGTCGGCACATCGACCATCACGGCGGCTCCCGCTGTTGTAGCCGGGGCCAAGCCCGGTCGTTATGTGATCACTCAGTTGGTCACGGCGGCGACTGGAGAACTCCAGATCGAAGACCCGGCTGGCGTTATCGTCGGTTCCGGCGTTGTCGGGACTGAGTTTACCGTTGACGGCATTACCGCGACGGTGACGGGCGGTGGCACGCCGACTGCTGGCGACGTGTTTTATATCGACGTGACCTATACGGCCAATGCAAAGTTCGTCGGTCTCGCGGTCCAGAACGCCGCTGTGCCGCCGAATGCGTCAAACCCGGATGC